CATCGACCCGGACGCGGTGTACGAGATCACCTACGAGATCCACGGCGACGCGTCCGGTCCGGTCATCGAGACAGCCGAGCTGACGGACCAGACAAGCCTGAACTACACGCCGTCTCTGATCAGTACGCCGTCGGCGAGCACGAAGATCTCCGTGGAGATCACCGACGTCGCAGCCCAGGGGGGATGAGGCGTCGTAGGCCAGGCGTGCAGCGAGGCCCCGCTCCGGATTCCGGGCGGGGCCTTCGTCATGCGGTGGGTTCCCCAGCTGGGGCCTTCGTCGTGCGGGCGGGGACGGCGCGCGCCATCCAGCCGTTGCCGATCGTGTCGACAGGCCGCCGTGCCACCTCTAACCCGGCGTCGAGCAGCAGCTGCAGCCCGGCCGCCGTCTCCTGCTCGTCATCACCCTGCACCGTGAAACGCAACGCCATACCTGGAGTGTGCCCGGGGCGGTGGGGGAGACGGGGCGGAATGCGGGAAGCGCTACGGGCGCCACGCCTCGTCGTAGCCGGGCCGGCCCGCGTAGATCACGGCGAGGCAGAGGACGCAAGACTGAAGCGCGCCCGCCACCTGCACCCACACCTCTCGCTCCTCCTCGGTGAGGGCGAGACGCCCGGCCTCCCTGCACGCGAACTCGTACCGGGCAACGATGGCCCGCTTCGCTTCGATCTCGCGCAGCACCCGAGCCGGATCATGACGGGCGATGTGGGTCTGGTCCGCTTCGCTGATGTACATACCCCACGCGTCATGACCCCAGCCCGCTGCCACCTCTACCAGTTCAGCGCCCGGCTCATCCGTGCCTTCCCGAATCAGGGTGGGCCCGTTCTGATCCCACACGTCCGTCTCGGGCGTCCACACCCACGGTCCCGGCGTAGCGGCCCGCGCGATCCGTTCGTCCTCGTCGAGCTGCTCACCGAGCCACCGCACCAGTTCATCCACTTGAAGCCTCCTGGGCTTGGGCTTTCTTGAGCCGTTCGGCTCGCTCGCGGTACCGCTCATCAGGCTCGATGCCTGCCTCTCGCGCCATCTTCCGCACGTGCGCACCGGTCCAGCCGGAGGCCTTCGCGACCTCGGTCGGCTTCAAGTGGCCTTCGCGCAGGGCTGCGAGGACGAGTTCCTTCAGCTCGTCGCCGGACTTCTTGAGGCGGTCGGCGTCGCGCTGCCGGCGGGTGCCGGCCGCGGCGATGTCCTCCAGGGAGGGCGGCTCGGTGGGCGGGGTCGGGTTCATGGAACCAATGTATCGCAACCTACTTGCGGTGCCTACGCCTCAGGAGTACTGTCTGAGTCATCGCCACCGCAACACGTGATCGCTAGTAAGTTGCGATCACGGAGGCGGAGAACCAAGGGGGACCCGCAGATGATCGCCTCGAACCGCAGCCGCCGCGCCACCGTCAAGGCCCGCAGCATCGCCACCCGCGCCGCCACCCGAATCGCCCGACGCGGAACCGGCACCCTCGCCTCCCACGCCATGGCGCAAGGCCTCAGCCACCGCGACGCGGCCGGCATGGTCGGCACCCTCCGCAAGGTCGCAGTTCGCCTCGGGCTGAGCGGCACCGCCGGCCGGGTTCACGCCGGACGCCGGATGCGGGACTGCCAGCGGTACACGCCGCAGCAGGTCGCGGTCATCGCCCTCTCGTACAAGCCCCGCAAGCCCGCCTACCGCGTCGTAGCTGCGCGGCTCGCCCTCGCCGCCTAGGGGGCAGTCATGGCTACCACCTCCCGCTACCAGGTCAGGAAAGCCGTCCACGGCGGCTGGTACGTGTACGACACCCGCACCGGCGCCATGTGGCCCGGCATGGTCCACGTCGGCGCCGTTCAGCTCGCCGCCCACCTCAACCGCAACAACGCCTAGGAGGCCGTCATGTCCCGAGCAATGGACCGCATCCGCCGAGAGGCGAGGGAGCAGTACGGCGCCGCCCCTGCCACTCCCGAGCAGGCCCTCGCCCACGTCCTCACCGTGCTCGCTGGGGAGCCGGACGACCGTCTCATGGTCGAGGCGACGAACGGCATCTACGGCGACGGCGTCCGCACCGGCCTGACGATGGGCGACCTGCGCGCCCTTGCCGCCCGCCTGGGTAGCGACCAGCCGTGATTGGCCGACCCAGGGGGCCTGCGATGCGCACCCAGACGTCTGGCCTGTGCCTACTGATGTCGCTCCTGTCGCTGCTGTTCGCGTGGTGCGTCCTCGCCCCGCACAACGTGCACGCCGTAACCCCGCAGCCCGCCGTCACCGTCACCACCCCGTAAGGAGCCCGCCGTGGACTTCCGCGACGCCATCGACATTGTCACCGCCGAACTCACCCCCCAGCCCTGGGACTACACCACCCCCGACGGGACCACCCTCCGGATCATCCCCGAGGGCCTCCGCCAGGACCCGGGCGACGGCGTGGTCCTCATCCAGATCTGCCCGGCGGCCCACGTCCAGGTGACCCCGGACGGCCCCGAGTACTCCGTGCGCACCGCCTACATGCCCGAGCTGATCAACGCCATCGTCAGTCGCACCGAGTGGACCACCGAGGACGGGTGGAGCGACGGGCTCACCGTCAGGCCCGAGGGCGACGGGATGCGCCTCGCGTACATCGTCTGGGCTCGCGACACTATGGGGCAGCCCGCTGATGTGGACCGCACGGTGTTGGTGCCGGAATCCCAGCGGCTGCCGCTCGCGTCCGCGCTGCGCCGGGCTTTGGATGTCGCCCGCGGCTGGGAGGACTGATGACCGCCCCGTCCGAGCCTGCCCCGGCCTTCGACGTGCCGGAGCCGCTCACCGAACCCCGCCGCGACTGGGACGACGACCCGCGCACCTGCGCACGCTACGACCGCTACTACTTCGACCGAGACGAGGACTGACTGATGAGTGCACGTGACGACCTGATCAACTATGCGGCTACCACTCGCACCATTACTGCCGACGGGCTCGCTTCCTACATCGACCATGTCGAGCGGGAGGCTGCGGCAAAGGCGCTCTCCGATGCCGTCGAGACTGCCCGAGGCGAGTACTTGGCCGACGCCACCGGCGACGAGACCGACGAGGCCTACAACCAGGGTGTCGCCGACGTCATCGCCGCGATCGACCAGCTCAAGGCGTAGCCGATGACCGCCCCGCCCGCCCCGACGATCGCCGAGCAGTACCCGATCCTCAACGTCCGCTTCGTCAACGGCCGCACCCACCACCGGACCCGGCGGCCCGACGACGAACGGTGGTGGGGCCTGCTCGAAGCCGCCTGCGGGAAGACCGGGTTCCTCTGCCGCGGCTACCCGGGCGGACGGATCCGGCCCTGCCGCAGCTGCCAGCGGGCCATCGAAGCCGACGACAGGAAGACACCATGACCGCCGACCCGCCCCACATCCCCGCCGGCCCGATCGACACCGAGCCGATCGGCTTCCGGCCGTCCCGCGAACAGGAGGCCATCCTCCGCGACCTGCTGGCCGCCGCCGGGGTCGAGTTGGGCGCCTACGACGAACGCATCGCGGCCTGGCTCGCCGGATGGGAATGGTCGACGGTCACCGTCATCGCATCCTGGATCCAGCGGGCGGCGACGACCGAACGGTGACACCGCAGACGAAAGGCCCGCCCGGACAATGAGGCGGGCCCTTCGTCGTGCCGTCAGTCGATGTACGAGCCGTCGCTGCGGGTGCGGTGGTTCGACCGCAGGTGCTTGCACTGCGGGCAGTGCGACATTGCACCCCGCTTGATCACCCAGCTGATCCCGGCCGTCATCAGATGTGCGAACCCGGCCCCCAAGTCCTGGCCCATCCGCGCGAACCCCGGCTTCGTGCACGTGTTGCAGTCTCTACAGCCACCAGCCATCAGACCCCCCAGCAGTTCGCACGCTCCCCAGCGTGCACAGTGCCGGGGATGCTACCGCTGACGGCCGCGGGACTGACGGGTCTTCGAGGCTTTGCGCCCCATAAGAGATCGCTGAGGCCACGTCCGGCCAGCGTTGCTGATCCTCGCGGCCTTGGACTCGCTCGCGCCCTTGCGGCGCAGTGCGCGGTACACGGTGAAGCGACTTCGGTACACGAAGCCGGCGCGTCCGCCTCGGTCGGAGACCATCCCTGCTCCTCTCGCCTGCCTTCAATGGTGCGCTCGTGTCCGGGGTTGCGGTAGGGGAGTAGGCGACTAATGCGCCCCCATGTCCTACGATTCGAAGGTGAAGGTGATGTAATTCTGAAGAATCGACGGGACGAGGAGGTTGGGGGATGGCTGCAGGACCCGGCCCGTACAACCGCAGGAACCCTGCCGAGCAGGCTGAGAAGGCCGCAATCGTCTTCCAACTCAAGCTCGACGGGCACTCCTTCCGCGCCATCGAAGCGATCACCGCCGCCCCCGACGGGCCCACCAGCGGCGACCGCATCCCCTGGACCACCGCCCGCGACCTCCTGCGCGAGGAGCTCGCACGCCGCGTCGACCCGAAGATCGACCAGTACCGGGCGCTCCACCTCGAACGCCTCGAAGGCGAACTCGTCCGCCTCGGCGAGCTGGAGGCCCGCGCCCGGCAGGTACTCGACCGGCATCACATCACCGTCAACAACGGCCGCGTCATCGCCATCGACGGCGAACCCCTCCAGGACGACGGGCCCGTGCTCCAGGCGATCGACCGCCTCGTCAGGATCGAAGACGCCCGCCGCAAGAACAACGCCGAACAGCGCAAGCTCCTCGGCCTCGACGCCCCCACCAAGGTCGAAGCGCAAGTCACCGAGGTCACCCAGCAGGACATCGCGGTGCAAGAGCTCGTCGCCGAGATGAAGGCGAAGAACGCCACCACCACCGATCAGCTGCGCGCCGAGCGGGGGCAGAGCGAGTGAGTATCGCCGTCGACCGGCTGCGCATCGCCGACCCCTACGATCCGGCCGCGAACGCAGAGACGTTCGACTTCCCCGCCTGGGTCGCCGGCATCGACGCGCGGCTCCTCGACGGCAGCCCCCAGTACCGCGACGCCCGCATAGAGGCCACGAAGTACGACCCCATGCTCTTCAGCGTCATTTACGCGCTGCATCACCTCCGCGACCCCGAAGGCCGGGTTACCTTCGCCGACGCCCACCTCGAATGGGTGCGCCTCGCCCGCCAGTGGGCGATTCCTGCGCGGGAGCCGATGGAGCAGCGAGACGCGTTCCTCGCCCCCCGGGACACAGGGAAGTCCACGTGGTGGCTGCTCCTGCTGCCGTTGTGGGCTGCCGCGCACGGGCACGTCAAGTTCGCCGCAGTGTTCGCCGACTCAGGTCCGCAGGCGGAACTCCACCTTGGGTCCTTCCGCAAGGAGACGGATGAGAATGCCGCGCTCCGGCGGGACTTCCCCGACCTGTGCACCCCGGGCCGGCGCCCGTCCGGTGCAGCCCAGTCCGACGCCAAGCACATGGTCATCCGCAAGTCCGGGTTCGTGTTCGCAGCAAAGGGCATCGACGCGTCCAGCCTTGGCATGAAGGTTGGCGAGCGACGCCCTGACCTCTTGCTGCTAGATGACATCGAACCGGACGAGTCGTCATATTCGGGATATCAAGCAGCTAAGCGGCTGACCACCGTAAAGGACTCAATCCTTCCCCTGAATATTTACGCCCGGGTGGTCCTGTCCGGCACCGTAACGATGCCGGGGTCCATCACGCACCAATTGGTCCGCTGGGGCAAAGGCGAGCGAGACGAAGCCAACGAGTGGGTCGGCGAGGAGAAGTTCCGCGTCCACCATCACTTGCCGATCGAGCAGCGCCAGGACGGCACCGAGCGGTCGGTGTGGCCGCAGAAGTGGCCGCTGTCCTACCTGGAGTCGATCCGGCATACCAGGTCGTATGCGAAGAACATGGCCAACGATCCGCTCGCCGCGGACGGTGCGCTCTGGACGCCGGATGACTTCCGCTACCCGGGCGACGAGGGCGCCGACCCGATCACGCACATGATGCTCAGCATCGACCCCGCGGTCACCGCGAAGAAGAGCAGCGACTTCACGGGGCTGGCGGTGGTGGCCTGGTCGGCACAGACCAGGCGCTGCACCGTGCACGCGGCGTGGGCGCTGAAGGTGACACCCGGCCCGCTACTGCGCGACCGGGTGCTGGCAATCCTCGACGAGTACCCGCAGATCGGCCTGATCCTCGTCGAGGTCAACCAGGGCGGCGACACCTGGCAGTCGATCCTCCACGGCATGCCGGTGAAGGTGAAGCCCGTCAACCAGAACGAGCCCAAGTTCGCCCGAGCCGAAGGCGTCCTGAACCACTACCAGCGCGGCCGGGTCCTGCACGCCCGCAGGCTTTTGGAGCTGGAACAGCAGATGTGCACGTTCCCCAAGGGCGCCAACGACGACATGGTCGACGCGGTCGGGAGCGCCGTCCGGCGTTTCCTGAACCCGCCGAAGAAGACCCCTGCGACAGCCACCAGAGCCTCCTATGCCTAGCCCGCTCGTGATCCGAAAGCCGCTGCCCGGAGGTCGCATTGGATGACATGTTGCGTGCCGACCTCATGTACGGCATCGAGGAACTCAACGAGGCGCGCCCCGGATATGACCAGGCGCAGACCTACTACGACGGCAAGGTCCCCGAGGTCTTCACCTCGACCCGGATCCGCCGCGCCCTCCGCGCGCACGGCATCGACTTCGACCTGAATTTTGCGAAGACGCCCGTCAATGCGGTCACGAACCGGCTGAAGATTGCGTCCATTACGAGCCCCGACGAGGCCACGAACACGCTGATCTCGCAGATCTGGCAGGACAACCAGCTCAACCTGGAGATGCCCGACCTGTTCCGCCGGGCCGGCGAGTTCGGCGACGCGTACCTGATGGTGCTCCCTGTCGAGGACGATAAGGGCAACGTCGTCCGGGTCGACATGTTCTACAACTCGCCGCAGACCGTGCGCGTGATCTACAGCCAGGACAATCCGCGCCGCAAGGCGTACACGATCAAGAAGTGGTGCGACGGCCCCTATCACCGGGCCGAGCTCCTCTACGACGACCGCATCGAACGCTGGACCACCGGCAAGAACTCGAAGGGCGACAAGCCCGCCGACTGGATGCACTGGCCCGCCGACGAAGAGGACCCCGAGTCGTGGGAGATTGCCCACGAGTGGGGCGAGCAGCCCGTTTTCCACTACCGCAACGACCGCCCCTACGGATGCCCGGAGCACTACGGCGCCTACGGCCCGCAGAACGCGATCACCAAGCTGCAGCAAACCCACATGGGCACGGTCGATTATCAAGGTTTCCCCCAGCGGTATGCGCTCACCGAGGCCGCCAACACCGACACCAGCGACCTGGAGCCTGGCGACTTCGACGACAACGACTGGCCCCTCCCCGAGAAGGGCGTCGGCCCGAAAGACTCCGGCGACGACAGCAGCCTGAAGGCCGGCCCCGGCGAGATGATGCTGCTGCGCGGGTTCAAGGCGGTCGGCCAGTTCGATGCGGCGCAGCCTGGCGTGTTCCTGGAGCCGATCAACTTCAACATCCGCGCGATGGCGCAGATCACGGACACGCCGCTGCGAATGTTCGACCCGCAGTCGAGCCGTCAACGCTCCGGGGTCTCCTACCAGGAGGAAGACGGCCCCTTCATCAGCAAGGTCGAGATCCGGCAGACGTCCTACGGGGCCGCTACACACGAGGCGTTCACCTTCGCCCTGCGCCGCCTCGGAGTCATCGACCCGATCCTGTCCGTGGACTGGGTGCCCGCCAAGAGCGTCACGGACGCGCAGGGCTGGCAGACCGTCAACGAGAAGATCCGGGCCGGCGTCCCGCGCAAGCAGGCCCTCATGGAAGCCGGATACCGGGCGGAGCAGGTCGACGAGTGGCTGACCGGCGTCGACGACTCCGAGCTGCAGCGCCGCGTCGACGTCCTCGCCAGCCTGGCGGACTCGGCACAGAAGCTGGGCGCTGCCGCAGCCCTCGGCGTCATCAGCAGCGAGCAGGTGACCGCGCTGCTGTCCGGGACGATCGACGACCTCGAACTCCTCGCCCAAGCGCAGGAGGAGGGCTGATGCCGTACCGCAGCGAGCACCTGGCCCGCCTCGTGCAGGATGAGCACACCGGCCAGGTCATCGACCTCGAGGACCGCATCGTGGGGGAGGCGCTCGGCGACAGCGAATCCCTGTTCGCCCAGCTGATCCGCCGCACCCTCGCCGCCTGGACCCGGGCCTTCGGCGGCCCCGACCAGCCTGCCGTACCTGGGGGCGTGCTGCGCCGCATACTCGCCGCCGTGCGGGCCGCCGTGCGCCGCATCCTCGACGGCGTCATCCCGCGAGCCGACACGGCACTCGGCGGCAGCTTCGGCGAGGCGCTGACCCTGGGGATACGGCAGGGTGGCGAGTTCCTGCGAGCCGCTACAGGGCGCCGCCGCCGAGCGCCAGCCCGACCGCGGCTGAGCCGGGCGGTCCGCAACGAGGCCCGCCGCATTGGCGACCTCATCATCCAGCGCCGCGACCGCGCCCTGCAGCTGCTGCTCCCGGACCGGGTGTCGCGCTGGTCGCACCTGCTGACCGGGATCGGCGCCGGCCACGCCACCTTCTCCGCGATTCGCGCGCACGTCGCCTGGGTCGTCAACACTGCCGTGAACGAGGGCCTGGATGCTGTGATCCGGGCGTCGGCGAAGGTCAGGCTGTGGGTGTCGGAAGCAGACGCGTGCGTGCGCTGCCTCGCCTACACAGGCCGCACCGCCCCGATCGACGAACCCTTCCCGGGCGGCTTGTCGTGGGATCCCCGGCAGCGTCACATCGGCGCCGAGGGGATTGACGGGCCTCCCCTGCATGCGCACTGCCGCTGTCGCACCGTCCCCTGGAACGACGCCTGGACGACGTCCGGCGTGCCGTTTCCGCTGGCGTTGCAGCGGGAGGCGCACCGCTCCCTCGGCTACGGCACCGCCCGCCCCTCCGAGTCCCGGGCCGCCAGGCTGCGCGCAGCCCGCGAACTCCTGCGCACCGAACCCGACCTGCTGCCCGCGGTGGAGGCGCGCGCCCGCGCCGCGCTGCGGACCGGTCGTTTCACCCAAGCCGCATAACCCCCCGGGCGTCCGCGACGGACGCCGCCAACCCGCCCCCGTGATGGGAGAACGCCAGATGGGCATCCAGACAGACACCGCCACCGACGAGCCCGACGTCGACGTCGAGGTCGACGAAGAGCCGGACGCCGAGCTCGACGTCGAACCTGACGCCGAGCCGGACGAGACGCCGAAGCCGAAGCCGCCGGCGAAGAAGGACGAGCCGAAGCCGGGCGATGACGACTACGCGCCGCCCTCCAAGTCGGAGTGGGCGCGCACCCAGGCTGCGTTGAAGAAGGCCAACGACGACGCGAAGCGGCACCGGCTCCGCAACAAGGAGCTGGAAGAGCAGGGCCGCGCCAACGAGTCCGACCACGAGAAGGCGCTGCGTGAGGCCCGCGAGGACGGCGAGAAGCGGTACCGGCAGCCGCTGGTGCGCACCGCCGCCCGGTCTGCGCTCGTCGAAGCGGGGGCGCTCGCGTTCCTGCAGGACGAGAAGGAGCCCGACTCGCAGGCCGCCCGCGAGAAGGGCGAGTCCCGCCTGTCCCGGCTGCTGAAGCTCGTCGAGACCGAGAGCCTCGACGTCGACGAGGACGGATCCGTGTCCGGCCTGGAGGCCGCGATAGACGATCTGCGCCGTGACTACCCGGAGCTGTTCTCGGCGCCTGCCAGGAAGCAGAAGGTCAGGCCTACCGGCGCGCCTCGACCGGCCGCCCCGGAGAAGCCGAAGTCGACGGCCGAGCAGCATGCTGCCCGGCTCCTGGGCAGGGGTTGACCCCAAGAGGTATATTCAGCACCAGGTGAATTGTTCCGGTGATCGGAGCAGGCCGCCGCCCTGCTTTGCGAAGGCGCCCGTGATGGGGCCCGAGCCCAACAGCTTCCCCATCACGCCGCCCGCAGGAGGGCCACAATGGCGCGCAATACGCTCGAGGCATGGATCCCAGAAGAGTGGGAGACCAGCCGCGTAGTCCAGTCCATCACCCAGATCTCCGCCGTTGAGTCGCTCGCCGCCCGCATTCCCATGGGCTCCGACACCAAGCACGTCCCCCGCACCGCGGGCATGGACGTCGCGGTCGTCGCCAAGGGCGGCACCTACGGCGAGGACACCTCCCTCAACGACGAAGTCCTGCTCTCCGCGATCAAGTTCGGCAAGGCCGCGCGCATCGCCGAAGAGGACATCGACGACTCCGTCGCCAACATCATCGAAGCGAAGATGATCGGCTGGGGTAAGTCCTACGCCAAGCTGATCGACAACGCCAGCCTCGCCGTCAGCGCGGCCAGCAACGGCACCACGGTTCCGTTCACGTCGCTGTACCAGCTGCTGAACACCACCGACGCCACCCTCAGTTACACCGGCGGCGCGAACATCACCACCGCCGCATCCTCCGGCGCCCCGAGCTACGCGGAGTTCTCCACCGCGATCGGCAACGTCGAGTCCGGCGACTACTTCGACCCGGGCTCCATGGTCGCCATCGCGCACCCCGCGTTCCGCAAGAGCCTCCGCGGCGTCCTCGACTCCCAGAACCGGCCCATCTTCATCGAGGGCCTGTCCGGGACCCCTGACACCGTCTTCGGCGTCAACGTCCGTTGGAGCCTCGGCGCGAAGCTCACCGCGACCGCCACCTCGACGCCGACCGGGCGCGCACTCATGGCGTTCGTCAACCCCGAGCTGATGCTCCTCGGCGTCCGCTCCGGCCCCGAGTCGGTGTTCATCGACGGACGCGACGGCCTCAGCGCGCTGACCGACGAGTCGATCCTCAAGATGCGCGCCCGCCGCGGCTGGGCCTACGGCCACCCCAACGGCGCATCCATCCTCGTCGGCTGACCATCCCTTCAATCCCCGCACCGCCCGACGGCTCCGGGCGGTGCGGCGGACAACCAGGGAGGTGAGCCATGGCAGCAGCCAAGAAGACCGCGAGCAGCAGCCGCGCCAGGCAGCACCCGGCCAAGGCCGGTGAGCCTGAGGTCGAGGTCGACGAGCGGTCCCCGGACGGGTCCGAGGGCACGCGCTTCGTCAAGGAGTTCGTCGTGCTCGCCGCACGATGGACCGACGAGGACTATCAGCACGAGGCCAACCGTGCCGGCGTCGTCAACGAGGCGATCCAGCGCGGCCTGCACCCGCGCGGCGACGTGTCCTTCGACGGCCAGGAGCAGCACCCCGACGGCCTGTCGCTGGTGCTCACCTATTCGGTGGACACGGTGCCCGCCTCCGTCGACCACCAGCCTGAGGACACCACCACGCCCCGCGACGTGATTGACGGCGAGGGCTGACATGGTCAACGCCTGGGCGACCGCGCAGGACGTCACCGACTCCACGGGAGTCACGGTGACGGATCAGCAGCTTGTCCAGGCGCAGAAGGCTGTGGAGGTTTTCAGCAATCGCATCTTCGGCGACGAGGCGCGCATGCGGACACGGGACCTCTACTGGCTGGGTCAGGCCGTCGCCCATCAAGCAGCGTGGATCGCGGGCCAGTTCGGGCTGGAGACGCGGCTGGATGCCACGCAGATCCAGCAAGACCAGGTCTCGACCACACTGCAGGGCGACGGCCTGGTCCTCGCACCCATGGCCGCCCGCTCCTTGAAGCGCGTGTCGTGGATGCGATCCAGGACCGTGCACATCCGGTCCGCGGTCGAGGGTGCTGGCCCGATCGTCGGGGATGCTCTCACGGACGGCTCCGACGATCACCTGTACTGGGCGCCGTACCGGGGCGGTGCGTGATGCCCGTCGCGATCGCTACCACGGCTTTGACCATCCTGCGCGGCACCACCACCGACGGCTACGGCGATGAGCAGGACACCGACACCCCCGTCCACACGGGGATCCCGGCCGCTCTGACCGAGCAGTCCCGGCGGGTCACCACCCGCGACGACCCCACCCCGCGCATCGTCCGCTACGCCGTCGCCCGCGTGGCCGCTGGAACGGACGTCACCGACCAGGACCGGGTGCGTGACGAACGGACCGGCGCCGTGTACATCGTCGACGCCGTCTCATCGATGGCCAACCCGGCACTCACCGCAGACCTACGGCTCGACCTGCGGCGCACCACCTAACCGAACACGGCCACACGCCCGGGGAGACCGGGCAGGCCAGCACGACCACCCACCGGAGAGGAGGGCGGCCATGGCACGATCCCGCATGCGGATCGACCCGTCCGCACGCACGCACGTCGACGCCGCCATTAACCGGTGGCTCGAAGAAGGCATCGGCCGCCCCATCCTCGGCGACGCCCAGAACTACGTGCACAAGCGCACCGGCCGCCTCCGCGACAGTCTGCGGGCCGAGGTCCACGACAAGGTGCTCCGCGTCGGCTCGCTGGACTGCAACTACGCCACCGACGTCGAGATGGGCACAAGCGCCCACGTCATCAGGCCGACGAACAAGAAGGCCCTGTTCTGGCCCGGCGCCGACCACCCCGTCGCCAAGGTCAACCACCCCGGCACTCCGCCGTTCCCATATCTACGCCCGGCCTTGTTCCAGCGGAGGACCGCATGAGTCTCTTGCTGCGGGCCAACCACGAGCTGGTCGCGATCGCCTGGCTGAAGACCATCGTCGGCGACCGCGTCTCCATGACCCTCCCCAAGGACAACAGCAGCTGGGCGGCGTCCGGGTTCTGCACGATCGACACCGTCGGCGGCAGCCCGAACATCTACGTCCCGCTTCGCGAGCCCGTCATGTCCGTCGACTGCTGGGCCTTCAACCCCGGCAGCCAGAAGCCGCCATGGAACAAGGCGTCGACTTTGGCGCAGGCCATTCAGGCTGCCTGCTGGGACCACCGCGGAATTCCGCAGACCGTCGCCCTGCCCGCCGGATACCCCGCGGTGCAGGTGCGGTCTGCGTACTGCACCGGAGACCCGCGCCGCATCCCCGACGACCCGTCCTCATATGCCCGGTACAGCATCCCCGGCCTGGCCATCGCCTGGGTGGAGGTGCCGTCATGAGCCGCTACGCCCTCCAAGGCGCCCTCAGCCGGGATCTCCTCACGTGGAACGGCAAGGTGCTCGTCCACGGCGACAAGGCCGAGATGGAGTTCCTGTTCACCGGCGACGTCCGCGTCATCGACTGCCCTCGCGACATCCCGCCCGAGCAGACCATCGAGATCCGCTTCCATCCCAACTTCGCCTCCGTGACGTGGCCCCTCGACCGTAAGGACTTCCGGTGACCCACACCATCGCTACGACCATGCAGCCCGATAAGCCCATCGAGGTCGAGGACGCCGAATACGTCGACCTCAAGCGCCAGGGCCTCGTCCTCGTCGACCACACCGAACAGTCCGCGGCACCCGCGCCGGCCACCACCAAGAAGGCCGCCACGGCAGCCGCGACCAAGGAGGGCTGAGTCATCTCAGTTACTGCGACGAATCTCGTACAGGGCCCGGCCACGCTCTACAGCGGAGCCTTCGGCGCCCTCGAGCCCACCGACGCCACCGTCAACACCACGCCCGCGGCGTCCAGCTGGACGGATGTCGGCGGCACCCAGGACGGCGTCAAGCTCACCATTGACCAGTCCTACACGGAGCTCGAAGTCGACCAGGTCGTCGACCGCGTCGGCTCCCGGCTCACCAAGCGGGATTTCACCGTCGAGACGTCGATGGCGGAGCCCACGCTCGCGAACCTGTCCCTCTCGCTGAACGGTGGCACGAGTGCCTCCGCCGCGGGCTACGCCAGCTTCGAACCCAGCTTCGCGAGCTCCGCGACGCAGCCCACCTACAAGGCGCTCCTCTTCGACGGATGGGCCCCCGGCGGCACCTTCAACCGGCGCGTCATCGTCCGCAAGGCCCTGTCCACGGACGCCGTCGAGCTTGCCTACACCAAGGACAAGCAGACCGTGTACGGCGTCAAGTTCTCCGGCCACTACGTGACCGCGTCGATCGCCCCCATCCACATCGTCGACCAGACCAGCTAGCCGACGCCTATCCCTGCACGCTTCGAGGAGCACCACCCATGGCATCCACCACACGTCAGAGCACCGCAGCCCGCAAGCGCGCAGCGGCCAAGCCGGTTGTCGGCGGCGATCTGGAATTCGAGCCGATCCGGATCGCCGCCAACGACGAGATAGAGGAGGAGCGCGTCCCGCTCTTCTACATCGGCGACGACGAGTACACGATCCCCAAAACCATCCCTAAGGGTGTCGCCCTGCAGTACCTG